TCAAACATTGAGTTCAAACTTCACCGTCTCATCTCCATCAAGCAGTCGCTTGGTACGGTTTATATTATTCTCGTATATGTGTACATTGCCGAGGTTCAACGTTATATTCTTTAGTGGCAGGTCTATCTGTCGTGCCATGAGGTATAGGTGGTATATATCAGCCGGTAGTCCGAGGTTCGCATCACTGCTTCGCTGATAGGCCGACAAAACCAACTCGCCCGCATCTACCTGGAACTGCACAAGGCTAAGGCAAGGAGCCTGGTTGCTTTCTGCGCCTGTTTCACCGAGGAATAGCACATAATTCTTGCTGTTACGCTTCTCGCGGTTTATCTTGGCAATCAGTGGCGGGAGCTTCTCAAAGTAGGTCGGATAACTGTTCACCAGTACGCTTCCGCAATAGTCCCACCAGTTGATGCCTGCTTCACGATATCGCTCCACCTGTCGCTCACCTTGCATGAACAGCTGCAGCTCATTTTTCAATTTCTTTCTTGCTATGCTGTGGCTCTCGAATATGTCGAGCAGGTCGACTGGAGATAATGACAGCTGCTCGTTGAGCAGGTAGCGTATACACCCTTTTCGGTTATATTGTGTCTTCCCTGAAACTATGATCCGCTTCAAAATTTCGTGATATTTGTTCATCGTTCGAATGGTATTTGAACATTATTTTTATAAAGCATGATATCCGTATAAGAAGCGTTATAGTTCATATGGGCCTTGAACTCCCTACGGTGGCAGTTCTCAAAGGGGTTACCGATGAGCTTGTTCTTGCCGATCCATTCACAAAGCTCTGTTATGGAGGATTTGTTTGAAGTGAAGTAGATAAAACTATGACCAGCAAGGATGGTTAGTATATCAAGGTAATCAGAAAGTTTCCAGTACATTTTGTATGTTTTGCTGTCTGTGCTCAAATATGGAGGGTCAACGAGGAACACCACATCGGGTATATTCTTGTACTGCTCGAACAGCTGACGATAATCACACGAGGTAACGGTCAGGCCGTCAAGGTAGGTATCGGCAGGTGGGTAATCGGTGGCTTTTATTCTGTTATATAACGTTTCTTTCGACAACTCTTCATAGCAGGTGGCGTATTTCATCGAAAATAGGAGCGAGCCTGACAGAGTGATATAATCGACATAACCGAAAGTGTGCTCATACTCGTGTATGCAGGAAAGGACGCTCCTACGTATGGCACCTGCAATGGCTTTCTTTCTTGGATAATCGCACAGAATGCTGCGCAGCCTGGAGAGCAATGCGTTGGTCTGTGGAATGTGCTCCAATCGCAGCCTATAACCGTCGAAGTCATTATAGACTACGGTGGAGTTCGGTTTCTGATACTTGGCGATGTGTGACAGCAATCCACTGCCTCCAAATAAGTCTACGAAAGTTGTACCGTCAGGGAACTGTTGGAGTACTTTGATGTACTCTTTGGCGAACATCCGCTTCTGTCCCTGAAATGGAAGCGGCGCTGAAAGATATAGTTTCTTCATAAATTTTGTTTTTAGTGGCTTGCAAAGGTCGGCATATCCCGTAAAGAGAAAGAATATTCATCTACAATCATACTGTAAATACATTACACTCACGGTTCATCCGTTTAATAAGACTGTACACGGTACGCTCACTCACGGCGTAGCGGGTTGACAATACTAACACGATATAGGATACCTTCTCACCGTGCCGCCGTAATTCTGTATAATCATTGTAAAGGTCTATATACCGTTCGTCTTTCAGGCGTATACCGGCCTCGCGAAGCCTTTTTATCAATTCCCTGTTAAATTTCAAGATGTCTATTATCTTCATAATCATATTTTTTGTATCTTTGCATCATCTCACTTACATAAGCGCAAAAAAAAGAAGTGCCGCGACAAGGGTATTTGCCCCCGGTCGTGCGGTACTTCGTATTGCGTTAATATGTAGGTGAGATGACTATTAACAGGCCGGGGGCTTCTTTTTTCTACCCCCCGGGATGATTATTAAATTGGCTATATACTACATCGTAAGCCAATCAAGTTTTTCTGCATCTTCGAACGTTCTGTCCGAACCTTTGTACGCTTTGAGGAGTTCTGCAGCATCGAGCGGGTCGATTTTAACTTCAACCTCTTTTTCAGCTAACGATTTGAGATACTCCTCGCCTTTTTTGTTCCACGCAGCAAACCAGGTATTGATTTCAGAGATTTCCTGCTTTTCAGCATCAGTCATACCGCGCACCTCTTCCTTTGCCCGTCGCTCAAGTTCCTGTGCCTCTTTCACACGCTGCTGCATCTTCTCAAACTCTTCGTCCTGAAGTGTTGCGCGCACATCCTCGATGTCTTTGTCGTAGGCCTCCGAGACGGGGCGCAAAGCTTTGAGGTTCTTCCACACCGCCAGCATCGCATCATCACTCATACCGCCTACTTTCAACGTCTTCAGCGCTCTGTAGGCTTCAACTGCCTTAATCGTTTTTACTTTCATTTTTACTTTAATTCTTACTAAATTACTTTGTTATTTACTTTTCTTTTGCTTCTGTTGCATTGACTGTGCCGAGCTTCGCTGCGTTCGCCTTGCAGTACTTCACGAACTTTGCAACGTCGGTAACCACGCTGATGATTTCGTCTTCGTCAGTAGTCAGGTAACTGATGTTGATACCTCCGAAATGCGCGAAAGTCGCGAGAAGTTCCTTGCTGGCCTCGTTGCTGCTTACACTTCCATTTTCGATGTTTGCATACTTGTCGTTTTCAACCGAAACAACGGCCTTGATAGTCGTACCTGTACCTACAGCTTCAACACTTGCCTTGAAGCCTGCAATTGCTTTTACTTTTACTTCCATGATTGTCTATTTTAATTGATTAATAAAAGGGTTTAATTCTATAATATAAATTTCCTGCGTTACGGTCATGAACGTGTATTCAATCTTGTAGCGCTGTTCAGCCTTCAGGCCGCTAAAGATATGTGTGTATTTTGTTCCAGCTTCGATATCAGTAAAGGTGAACGCCTGCTCTCCTACCAACAGAGGTGAGCCGATTTCGCTTGATGTGAACCTCAATCTTATATAGAAGTCCTTGTTGTTTGAAGTACGCACATAGTTGTCCTTTATCTCTACCTCTACGATAACACGTCCTCTGATGTCCTCACGCGCTTTAATCGTAAAGTAGTCATTTATGTGCTGTGCATCAGAAACGATTTCTACAGCAGATGATTTGAAGTCATGTATCGTGTAGTAGGTAGTAGCCTGCGCTGGAGGTATGTTGAATGCAAGCGCCCTGGAACAAAGGAAAATATAAGCTTTATAGCTGCCAGTTGCGAAAATCATACCCTGCATTTCCACGCTTGTTCCCCCGTCTTTCAGAGGTTTGTCAGACGTTTTGAAATAAGCAATCTGTCCTGCAGCATTTTTCAGTGCAAGCCCGAAATAAGCCTCCGACAATTTACCGAATTCCTGCAGCGTCAGTTCGTTTTCCGTACCAAGACTTTTTATCATCATCGTTGCGAATACGCTGCCATTTTCATTTGTCTTACTTGTTACAAAAGGTCTTTTGAAAGGCGCAGTCGCAGCGTGCTTGTAGCCTATAAAATCAGACAGCCGGTAAGGACACGCAAAAGTAGAGCCTACTTTTACACGCGACCAGTCACTTTGTCCTTTATCGTATAAATCCGTAAGGCTTTGTAAACTGCTGCTATGTGCGATTTTTATACCGCATATCCCAACACCCTCAAAGTCTGCACCCTTGAACCACGTTGCATTGTCACGCCATTTTCTATTTTCAAAATCAAACTCGTCGGAGGTGAAAGGCTTGTTCAGTTCCACGGGCTTGAACTTCGCCCACATGTTTATTTTTTCACTTTTGCATAATGTTGCAAGGTCGTTACTCGTCTCACCGAGCACGGTCCTCACGTCCGCAATGCTGACAGGGGCCTGTATGATACCATTAATGATGCTCATTTTCAGTTTCCTTTCAATTTTTCAATTTCTGTTTCAAGCACTTTTATCCGCTTCTTCAACCGCTCGACCTTATCATCAACTTGCACAGCTGCTCCGAGTGCGAGTGCAACAAGTCGTGTGTCGAGATAGTTCAGCTTCATGTAGCCTTTTGCATCTGTGTAAACCATGTTCCTTAGAACGCTTCCTTTTACGCTCTGCGCAATAAATCCTATACTGTGCTCACCGCTGTCTTTGTAATCGAACTGCCAGGTTCCACCGAGCGAGCGGATGATCTTCATGCTGTCTACAGCCTTGATGTTTGTTTTCAAACGCCTGTCGGACGTAGTGTAGGCCGTTACGCCACCTTGCGCCAACACGTTACCTGTAAAAATTGCAGTTCTGTCCCTGCTGATAACGAGTGCGTTCTGCCAGCCCTTGTTATACACATTGAACTGCAGTTCGTCGCCCTCAAAAAGCGTGTAAAGAGGACGGTCGTTGCAACCGAAATAAACAGTGTTAGAAGAGGATATGAACAAGGCTCGCTGATTACTACCCTCCTTATCTTTCAGGGTCAGTCCTACGTTATTCGCAAGACTTAAATATCCGTCAATAGTGAGATTGCCATAGAATTCGCTGCCACTTTCGTGGAAGCGAGTTATGAGGGTGCTGTTATCTTTTGTAATACCGAAGCCGAGGCTGTCGGTACTCCCTCCGCGAATGTTACCTACCTGATAGTGCGTGCCATACCACGCGAAATCGAGTGCGTGTCGGATTGCAGCAGCCGTAACCGCTGCATTCTTTATTGCACTATTAGCATTACGAATAGTCGTGATGTCACAGTACTCCGTTCCTGCAAGCAGAAGACTATCACCTATACGCATCGTTCCTTTTACATTCAGTTTGTAGGGCGAGTCTACCTCTGTATCTCCGACGACAACATTGCCGTTGTTCAAGATGCTGAAAACATGCTTCGCTGCATTATTCCATAGGAAAAATCTCGTCGGATAACCACCGAACACCCACTCACTTCCACCCGCACACTGACACCTGTAAGAACTCTCGTCGCCTGCAGATATCAGCTTAACACCAGAATAGCCGCCATGCTTGACAGTAAGCATCCCGTCGACATTCCCTGTACCGTCGAAATCCTGCCC